TTTTTAGTGATGTCTTCTAGAGCAAAAATCGCGTTCTCGTTTTGTCCATACATGAGGTTCTCATATTCCATGAGGAAGCTAATTTCATCGAAGTTCGAACTCTTTTTATCGTTTTCAATTCTCTTTTTGCTTAAAAGCCCATGATGAATAGAAGTTAGGTAGTCCATTGAGAAAATTACCGTGTCTCTGCCGCTAAGCATCATATCTCTTGCTGACTCCATAGCCTTTTGCATCCAGTGGCTAGAAAAATATGCCGACGAAATATACAGCTCAACATTTTCCTCTGTTAAATGTTTATATTTTTCTTTTTTTAGGTATGGTGGTTGCCGATAAACATTTAGAAAAGGCTTCAAAACTGTATTTAGGATATTTTCATTAATCATTCTAAATTCTTCCAAAATCAAAATATTTCCTCGGTAGCCTCGTGAGTTCTCAGATGATGTAACAGCTTCTATAGTAGAGCCGTTGTGAAAAATTACGGTGGCATCATTTGAGGAAGATTTAATCTGTTTGATTTCCCTTGCTAAATTCGGAAATTGCATTAACTCTTTTTCTATTTTCTCTGTTATAATCAACTTACTTTGTTTTTTTATCCCACTGGCAATTATTACCTTTGTGTTTGGATAGAGTACACATCGTGCACAAGCGTATATTGCAATCATATACGATTTTGACAAACCCCTTGCGGCGATGAGCATAAAGAATGTGTTTAGATTCATAAAATATAAGAGTATTTTTTGAAATAAGTATAAGTCTATTTGAAAATAATGCTCAACAAACCTGTGCATATTTAATCTGTAAAAACTAGTCCACTTTTTCATTTGAGTTCTCATATTCTCGTCTCGACTCATATTCTCTGTTGTCTTAGAAACGCTCTTAACCTTATCCAAGTAATTTTGACCCTTAGTATTCTTGTTTCTATCTACTTGATGAAATCTTCCGGTCATTTTTCATCATCCTCTCCAACATCAAAATCATTTGATATGTTGAAGATGTTTTTAAACGGTCGCACAAACCATTTCTCCCAATACTTATTAAATGAATCATAATCTTCATATTGAGCTTTTTCTTCGAAAAACTCACAGGGTTCTTCTTTTTCAACCTCTTTTATCCAAAGTCCATACGTAGAAAGGCCTCTATCTTCGTTTGCGCCTGTATTTTGGATAGGCTTTATATTGCCGTCATTGTGAAGCTTAGAAGACAGTTCCATTAAGTCTTTATATTGCTTCGTGTTGCCTTGTGACAATTCTTTTCCTGCTTGCAAATGCACTTTGGCTATATTTTTATACAACATTATCTGCACAGGGGTGTTGGTGTCGTATGTGTTTGCATATTCTCTGTAATAGTCCTCTAAAAACTCATAATCTTCGTTTTCGAAGTCTCCCCATTTTTTCTTTAGTGTTTTTATGCTGTCTTTAGTAAAGCCATCATCATTTAATTCCAACTCTTCATGAAAAGACTTTAACTCTTTTTTATTTGAATGACTACTTTGATTTTTGTTGAATTCGCTATCTAAGTAATTTTTCTCTCGGTTTTGGGGCGTAGCCAACATTCTCATATACTCTCCAAATGAGTTTGCTTTAGTCAATGAGCCTTCATAAGTGCTACTTAGAAAAGGTCTGTCAATGGATCGCATAGTATTTATTAATGTTTCTACATTGTCCATATCTACTAAGCTTGAGATGCACTCTTTGCAAATGCAAAGGCGACCATCAACACTTATTGTGTCGCTAGCCGCCAAATAAAATTCTCTTTTTATGTTTTTACTTATCAAACATTTTGAACAGATTTTATCTGTTGGTTCTTTGTTTTGCATGTGATTGATATCTCCTTTCGTTCAATATTTCTACTTTCTTTCAGTATGTTAATTCTTCTATTAGTCCGTGTTCCACTAAAGCTTCAAATACGATATGGTTAATGCACTCAAAATCCCAATAAGGGATGCGTATAAGGGGAATGTTGTTAGCTATACAGTATTGGTTTTTAATTTCGTCGTTCCTCTTTGTGTTTTCATGGTTTTGTAGCGCTGTTTCATAAGAACAGCCACAAAATTAACAGGCTGAAAATGTTGTTTTCCATCATACTCAATTAAAATAGCAACTGAGTCGTTGCTATCGAGTATTGCAAAATCAAAGGGTAAAGGTCTTCTCTCTCCTCTGCAATCATTAAAACAGTGTTCGCGCTCGCTATTTATTCCCACTGCGTCTAAGCATTCTCCGATTGCCTTTTCTCCTCTTGATGTCGTTAATAGACACTTATCACATTTGCTTCTGCCATAAGAGGTGAAATTATGCCTATTTGTCTTAAAAGTCTCTCCACAAAAACACCTTAACTGAACCGTGCTGTGCGCTAGTACATAACCGTCTTTATTTTCATATTCAACTAACTCGCAATCTCTATTTTCATCTTCGAATAGTCGAAGAAAGTCTTCTACAGGCATTAACCCTATTCCACATTTATTGCATTGTCTTTTGTTATTTGATTTGAATTCGTGGACGCTTGTTTTAAAGGTGTTTCCACATTTACATTGAATATCTATCAAAATTCTTGTGTTCACATATTCTTCTTTGGGTGTTATTAATACACACTCTGAATCACTTTCTTCTTCGATATACTTTTTTATGTCTTCATAAGAAATTGTAAATCTTTCTGAAATTTCATTTCGGTAGCAATCACTGCATCTGCCACCTTTTCTATATCTGAATTGTATTAAATTCATCTCGAACTGCCTTCCGCAAGCACATTGGATTTGTAAAGGCTGTGTCGAATCCACGTACTGGTCTTCTAAGGTAAGTAATTTGCAACCATATTCTTTTACAAGTTGCATAGCATCCTGATAGAAATATCTCCAACCTTTTTTCTCAAATCCACAAATATTGCACTGCTTTTTTCCTGCATGTGTAAACTGTGCAAAACTAGTAATAAAAGTATTTTTACATGCACATCTGAGCGTCAAGGGGCTTGTATTATTTTTGTATTCACCATCAATATATTTACACCCATTGCCACTAGATGGATTTTCAATTATCTTAATCACTTCTTCAATTTTGAGGGAAAATGCTTCACTTACTCTGTTGTGGGAGCACTTGTTGCATGTATGCTTCTTTTGTGTTTTAAACTGCCTAAAGCCGCATTTATACACTTCCCCACAAGAGCATCGAATATCTAGTTTATCCTTCTTGTTTACGTAGTTCTCTCTTGTTGTCAGTAGTTTGCAGTTGCTATTACTATCTTGTTCTATAAATACTTTCGCGGAAATGTAACTTTCGCTTCTCATTGCTTCTTCTCGGCAATTGCTGCACATTTTATACTTTGCATTTTTAAATTTACTAAGATTAGTGTTAAATGTTTCTTTACATTTACACTTTATTGAAAGTGTTTGAGTAACTTTTGTGTACTCACTTCTCCGTGTAAGAATCTCACAATTGTTTTCTTTTAAATAAAGCTCTAATTCCTCATAACTATATCTTTTAGCCACTCTATCTTCCTCCGTCATTTTATTCTCCGTCAAATACAAATAAGCAAAAGGAAGACACGACGGAGTGTGTCACTCAGAGAGCTCATGACTTCTCTCTGTCCCTTTGCATATTATAAATATTTATTAATTAATTTAAGAAGGGGCTGGTTTTCACAAGCCCTCTATAAACCAATTAAATCAAAACAATCCATCTGCGATTCCTAACTCAACACATTCGTCACCATGCATATACCACTCATCTTTAGCTCTACGACTGTATAATTGAGGAGTAATTTTCGTCTTGCTAAGTACCAATTCTTTAAGTCTCTTATCATACTCACCGTAATGTTTCATAGTTTGCTTTGCAGCATTAGCTTCTCCCTGAACGCTTAATCCACCTGCATGTAAGAGAACAGTTGCATCTTTTTGAATATATCGCTCGTGACAAGACATCAAAAGATAAGCGCCAGCTGATGCTGCAATGGCATACCCACGTCCAACTACTTTAGTTTTACTTGACTCAATCGCATTTATTAAACTGTACATACTAACAGTGCAACCTCCCTGAGAGGTTAAATGTAGTGTGATTTCTGGACGTTGATCTCCAGTAAGTCCAGCTTTGTCATCTTCTTTATTCCATCTAAAGATATTATGGACAATCCGATTGACAATGTTTAAATCAACTCCATCATTAAAGTAAATGTCCCGTGTTTCAAGTCCTTTAATGAACTGATACTCTTCATACCCACCAACTTGCTCAAGCATTCCTAGAATTTCATCAATGTTTTTATTGAACATTCTAATTCCTCCTAATCTTCCATTTCTCATTCATTTCAAATTAGAAGGACAGCGGTTGAATGCAGCTTCACTCAACATTCTCCTTGTATCCACTCATGGCCTCACTCACGTCTATTTACTTCCGTAACTTACTTTTCATCTGTTCTAATGTATCCATCACTGAATCCATATTCACAGTCCAAAGCACATACAGTTTCAACATCCATGCTTTAATCTTGTTATTAATCTCAGTAATCATCTTCGCAACCACAGTCGCATTTACAATCAATTGTACATTCTTGCATCTCTTCTGCTGTGTCACATGAACATACTTCACGCTCATCATCTAGCATCTCAATATCTTTAATTGCAGATTCTGTAAGTTTACTAATTCCACGTAAGGCTGAAATGTATCCCTCATCAAAGCCTCTTTCTAATCCAACAGTGTAAGTTTCCATTTCCAATTCTTCTAACTCATCCATTACTACTTCTATCATATATTCTGATGCAACATGAAACGCTTCTTCAATTGGAACATCTGCATTAATTGTGAGGGCTTTAAAGTAACTGTATCCTTTGCATGTGATACATTTCTCTTCTTGCTCGTTTTTATTATTTGTCATTTGTTTTTCTCCTTTTGCTCACTTTAATCTGATGTCATAAGTGCACAACTTACCATAGCCAGCTTCAAAAATGGTTATAAGACTTCCAGCATTACTTGTCTTCTTAAGTTTCATGCTATATTCGTCTA